ATCGACAGAAGTTCACTGATGTCTTTGATACCCATGAACTCCTGTGAAGATGCGACCTCTACGGTCTGTTTTTCTTCCATAGCGTGAAATCCTCTTGAAGTTTCTTGAACCTCTCCCTTGCCTCAGAGTTTGTGGCCAACTCTGATCTGCTTTGAATTTGAAGATAGCGGCGCAAACAATTTGCCGTCATGTTCTCCTCAGACAAATCATCCCAGTTCCCCACTTCAAATGTAAGAAGGTCTTGGCTGTTCAAGTATTTGCGGAAGTCTTCATTCCTGCAAAGCATACCCGCACTAGCGACTAGGGCTTTTGCTTGACGCTGATCATCAGATATCTCTGGCTGATCCTCGTCATCTAGCTTCACCATTGCCACCATGTACCTTGAGCCGACCCAATCGGTATGCAGGCTGGGCGGCACATCATTTGGGTGAATAGCTATCCGCAGTATGGTTCCGGCCTTGCTTTGAGACATCGATGTTTTGACGGCCTCAAAGTGGATAGCGGCTTCAGATACCTCTGTCATTTGCTCACTCCACTCAACATTATCTCTGACGACTGACAGTCATAGTGAGAGCCACCAGAAAAATTTCTGATATGTTTTTCTATCCTGATGCCGCCATCGAACCTTTTGTATGTGATGATCTCTTGCTTAAAGACATCATCAAGTCCCTCTGGGAAGAAGCTGGCATCTAATCTCTCGTTTAAGGAGCAAAGACGCCTTGTCGGCAGGTAGCAAAGATCGTCCTCGTCACTCATACCGGACACCTCGCTTCTTCTTCTTCAGACTTGCGGTTGTAGCACTCGCACTCACCGTTAACTACATCGCTGTAATCGCAGTCCTGATCGCACTCGTATTCATCATCCATTGAACTTCTCCCAATTACTCTTGGCCCAAGCCAAGGGGTCTACACCCTTTAGATCCCACCATGTTTTTTCGTCACCAAAAGCATGCAGTGTCATGTGGCATGTGTGGCACAGAGGAACGCACCAGTTATCTCCCACCTTCATCCCCATAGCATTTGGCTCCGCGAACATGATGTGGTGAGCCTCAGAGCCAGTACCGCAAACCAAGCATGGCCGACCACGCAATGATTTGAGATACCGCTCTGACCTCACCCGCTTAGAACGGAATTGTGTCTTCATCCGCTACCTTAGACGGCCCCATGTTGAAGTCGTCTACTGGCTTCTGTGGCGGACGCTCTTCACGTTCCTTAAACACAGAGCCTCTTAGAGACACAAAGTGAAGGCCCTTCCTGCTGACCTTCTTCCAGCCAGCTAGAGCTATCTTCGGCTTCTTAACGCCTCTCTCCATCTGGCTCACCAGATCGGACACAACCTCATCAGACAACTCTAGATCGCCAGTAAAGTCTGGCTGCGTCTCTGTCTTCTTGCGTTTGTTGGAAAACAGAACGCCACCGGGTGGGTAATCAGTCATGCCGCTTCTCCTTTTGGCTTGGCATCTTTCTTCTTCAAAGTGTTTGATCGATCTATGAACAGCCTATAGACCTTGTCATAGAGTTCTCTGTCACCACTCTGGAGTATTTCTATGGCTTCCTTGTTTGCCGCCCAGAAGCCCCTCAGAGAGCTTATGTCGGCACATTCTGGTATCCATGTGGTAAACACCTCTGCCAGCGTCTCAAGGCCCTGTACGTCCTTCTTATTGCCCTCAGCGTCCTCTATGGAAACAGTCCTCTCTACGCCTTGGGGCAAATCCTCACCGGCATAGATGTAATGGCCAAGTCCGTGCATAGCACAACACTTGGCAAGACACCGTTGAAGAGCGGTATTCACTTGGAAGCTATTTGGGTTGGCGACAGGCTTGTTCGCGTAGTCCAGAACAGGAAGTAACTCTGTCTGTTCCTCGTCTTCGATAAAAACCGTGACCGATACAAAAGCGAAACCCGAGGGGTCCATCATGTATGGCATCTTGGTATTTGTACTATCGAACAAATTCTTTTGAAATCTGGCGAGGGGATAGTGTTGCTTCACAATCCCCCAAGCCCAAGCCCAACTTAGGTAGGTAAGACCATTCTTCTCCTCTGTGTGCTTAGACACATCAATCTTCGATAGCGTTTCCCAAACACTACTCATTGTTAACTCCTTGATACTGGTTGCAAAAGTCGGCAACACCGCAGTAATTGCCCCTGCATCGCGTGAACTCCCCAGCACGATGCTCTATCTCTGTCGGGACAGGCTGTCCGTCAGAGAAATTCTTCGCTTCGGTTTCATCCTTGAAAACCCGCAAGGCTCTCTTCAAGCCCTTCTTCTTCACTGCCCAACTGTCTTCCTTCTTCCAACGGTCATCATCAGAACAGGCGGTGAAAGATTGCTCCATGTCATATTCAAGCTGCGCCTCTTGATGCAGCCGCACTCTGTCATGGATGTAGGATAAGCGATCACCACTGCTCCAAAGCGGTATGTCCACGATGGTTACAGGTGATTGTGGGTAGTCGGCTCTGTTCGCGGCATCCCGCTTGTTCCAGTCCCGCAGAACCGCGCAGATGGACAGGCCGGTTACATCCATGCCCTTCGACTTGGACACAAGATACGCATAGACGTTAAGCTGCCGTTCCCACTCGACCTTGCCGTGGATGACAGACCAAACGCTGGTCACCTTGTAGTCGGTCAAATGAACGCTGTTGCCGGTAATCTGTTGGTGATCTATAGCGCCAGACAATATCCAGCCATCAACATTTGTGAATAGTCGCTCTTCCAAGATCACATTATCTGATGGCTTGCTGCTCTCAAGAACATGGTGAACAGCTGTCCCGAACAGGGGCCATATCATATCCACAACATCGATCTGCCTGTCGCTGGCATGATGCTCCCGCATCAGACGCACACGAGGGCTGTCGATGAGTGAGGTGGCAGAAATGTCCGCAGCACCCTTGCTGTATTTGTCAGAACGAGCAAAGTCCACAAATGCTTGTGGCAAGTCGTGATTGTTTGTTATGTGCATTACAACTCCTATGGGGGTTTTATCAAATGGGGAGAACCAAGTCAATGGAGAATTATTCGTTCACGATTGAGGGCGAACCGGCATCCAAGGCCAACAGTCGAAAGATCGTTTTGATCAGCGGCAGACCGGCTTCAATCAAAAGCGACAAGGCTAGGCTGTATGTAAAGATGTTCAATGCCCAGTGTCCAAGGCTTGACGAAATGATGGAGGGCGACCTGTCAGTTCACATGAAAATATTTTATGCCAGCAGAAGACCTGATCTTGATGAAAGCCTGATACTCGACCTCATGCAGGGCTTCATCTACAAGAACGACAGACAGGTAAAACAGAAGCATATCTTCTGGGGTTTGGACAAAGAGCGGCCAAGAACAATCATAAAAGTATCGCGTATATCTCAGGAGGCAGATCTAGAAAACACATCGTGTTTTGTACCCTAGTACAAATTACATATGAGCTATGTAAGAGTATTTATATATATTATATATAATACATAATATGCTCTATATAGAACATATGAACTATAGGGAAAAACCGCATTGACTTGATGTTGGCACCCACATAATCTGTCTTCGTCTTGGGAGATTGATTATGATTGAAGCACACATACGCGGTGAATCCATCCGCAAGGGGCAGGGCCAGCATAAAATAGCTTGCCCGATCTGCTCCAAAACCCGAAAAAAGAAAAACGAGCGCACACTTTCGTTGCGCGTTGAGTCCGACGGCACTCTGTACCAATGCTGGCATTGCCAAGCCAGTGGTGTTGTGTCGTTGGAGGAGAAACCTATTGCGTCTGGGAGAAAAGTAATGACGTTGGCAAAGCAGGATAACATTGGAGAACTGAACAAGCAGACATTGGAATGGTTGCACAAGCGAGGGATCAGTGAAGAAACCGCTCGTCAGGCGAACATCAAGTCAGGCCATGGATACATAAGAGGCCTTGGAAAAGAGGTGGACATAGCGATGTTCCCCTATATGAACCAAGGTCAGATTTACGCGACAAAGAACCGACCACTGACTGACAAGGGGTTTTCCTGCAACGGTGCGCCAGCGTCTTTTTTCAATCTCGACGCCGTTGTCAGAAATGATGATCTGTATATTTGCGAGGGCGAGATAGACTGCCTGACCATGGTCGAGTGCGGATTTGAGAGCAGCGTGTCCGTCCCGAATGGCGCGGTGATGAAGGTTGTCGATGGAAAGATAGACCCAAAAGAAGACAACAAATTCAAGTTTCTATGGGACGCAAAAGAAAAGATAGACGCAGCCAACCGTGTCATCATAGCGACAGACGGTGACAGCGCCGGTCAGGCAATGGCAGAAGAGATTGCTCGACGCATCGGCAAGGACAGATGCTGGAAGATCGAATATCCAGACGGCTGCAAAGATGCCAACGATGTTCTTATGAGGCATGGCAGGAAGGCCGTCGAGAAGATGGTGGTCGATTGCCAGCCATGGCCAGTTGCCGGTCTGTACGACGCTTCTCATTTCTATGACCAGCTTGACGACATTTACGAGAACGGTATCGGCAAGGGTGTGGCCACTGGGTACAGTGGAGTGGATGAACTGTATTCGATAGTCACCGGCCAGCTTACAGTGGTCACTGGGCATCCATCATCGGGCAAGTCAGAGTTCATCGATCAGATCATGGTAAACCTTGCGGAACGGCTGGGCTGGAAGTTCGCCATCTGTTCCTTTGAGAACGAGCCGCGCATCCACATTGCCAAGATCATCAGCAAGCATTTTTCAAAGCCGTTTTTCCAAGGGGTCACGCCCCGACTGACGGCAGAGGAACTGGAGAAAGGCAAGTCGTTTGTGAAGGAACACTTCAGTTTCCTGTACCAGAACGACGGCAGCATGGCGACTATCGACGGTATCATTGAGCGGCTGAAGATCGCCGTGATGCGCCACGGTATAAGAGGGGCAATCATTGACCCCTACAACTACATCGCCAAGACCAGTGATATTAGCGAGACCGATTGGATCAGCGAGATGCTGACCCAGCTTCGCATCTTCGCCCAGAGCCACGACATCCATCTCTGGTTCGTTGCACATCCGACAAAGATGATGCGGGGTCAGGATGGCAAGGTGCCAGCCCCAAAGGGCTACGACATCTCAGGTTCGGCGGCATGGTTTGCAAAAGCAGATGTGGGCCTGTCCGTGCATAGGCCAGACCCGATCAAGTCTTCGATAAGTGAAGTGCATGTGTGGAAGTGTAGGTTTTCATGGGTGGGAAAGCAGGGCATGGCTGAACTGTATTTCAATCCAATCACCAGTCGATACTCAGAAATGGACCACGATCCATTCGCGGCCATGACGCACACACCGACCTACAATGAAAACGATGCGCCGTTCTAGTTGACTAAATTTGTACGATGGTATAAAGGTGAAGCGTGATCTGGTGCAATAGGTTACAACTCCCAAGACAAATGGGGGGCCGAAAGGCCCCCCATTTTTATTCGTGCATACGCAAACGTGCTTTTATCATATCACTTTGCGCTTGTTGCAAATTGCTGACAGCCATGTCCAGCATATCTTTTTCTGGAGATGGGTCAGGAAGGTCTTCCATGAGAAGAATGCGTTCAGCTTCTCTTACGACCTCTGCCAACTGCTGCTGACATACGAAATAGGCGTCCGCTCTTTTAGGCTTCATCGCGATTTCTCCTAAGCCACTTGACTGCTTTCTTTCTGACACGATGCTTTAATTCCAGCCTCTCTTTCTTGCATCCAGCAAAATGCCTGTGTGGGTGATACCAACGATCCGTCAGATCGCGGACCCTATCTTCCTTCGATTTTAACTGGCCAAGGAAGATTTCGAATTTCGTTTTGTTTGGAAACGGTTCACGCTTCATCATTATCTCCCTTCGTAAAGATTGTCCTCACTGGAGAAGCTGCGCCGAACTTTTGTTTCGTCCGAAATGCTTTTGTATACACCGCAGCCTCTCTCTTCTTGCGGCCCTCTTTCAACTCCTTGCCAACAGACTTCGAGCGTCTTCGTCTATACTTTGTCTGCATTTTTCCTCTCTTCCTTGTAGCGGCCTACGCATGCTTTGGTGAGACAAAACAAAACATACTTGCCGTCAATAGTGCCATCCATCATGTAGCACCTTCCAAGTTTTTGATTATCAACCTTGTGCTTGTCATGCAGCTTTCCGCAAACATGACACTTGTATTTTTGAAAGGGCTTTTTCATTGAGTGTCTGCGTCTATATTTTGTTTGCATCTTTACCCATTCTTTTCCTCGACGCTTTGTTCCTACATACGAACCCGCAAGTTTTAGCCGGGCTACTGCTGTGAAACTCGACATGGCAAACCTCACACTTCTGTGTGTGGTAGTTTTTCTTGATGGTGATTACAGTGTCACCGCCGTCTAGCGGTGTGAAGACGGTCGTAGTTGTTCCCAACCGTCTCTTCACGATTTTGTGCTTTACTGTTTTCATTTCGAACCCTTTGTCTTCAGATCATACTGGTGATCGATGCGGCCAAGGCTTGGGTCACCGACAACCATCTCAGGTATCCAGCGAGTGGTCTCTGTGCCGTCCTTGTGCTTTATCCGGCGGACATGACCGCGCCGAACATGCTGACGCTTGGGTGTACCCATGCCCTTGAACATGCGCTGGTAGCGGGTGACGCCGCGAGGCTTAGGCAGATCAAGTTCAATCACCCGCAACTCGTTGCGAGGCACACGACGGCCAGCAATCATGCGCTGCTGCGCCTCTGGCTGATCACGCTCAATCAGAATGTTGGGGTAGTTGATAAGCGCCATCAACGTCATCAGAAAACGAGCGTCACCCATATTCATCTGAATGGTTTGCATGAACCATTGCGCCAGCGCCCTACCCTTCAAACCAATGGGTCTTTTGAAGTCATATTTGTATGCGGCATCAGATAATGGGTGTGTTCCATAGGCCATCCTTCTCATAATTTGAGAGGTGTACCTTTTGTGCTTCTCTTCTGGATACAGAGCTTCTGAATAAGATGGACCGATAAGCTCTCTTCCGAAAAGCTCCTGCCAGTTAGAGAATTGTCCTTTGGCTGTTTCTTCATGCATATCATACATCTCTACCCTGCGCTGATTGATGAAATCATCAAAGGTCAATTCTTCTTCATTCTTGATGTAAAATGCATGTCGAGGAACGGCTATGGAACCATCGCTTTGATCTCTGAAAAACAGAGAATACATATTCAGACCCTTGACCGGAGATATGTGATATCCCACGCGCTCTGAAGCGAACTTGTCTGTTTCATCATTTGAAACTTTTACGCCCATCGATGTAAGCTGTTCTTCCATCAACTCTACACGGCGTTCCTCGTTCCATTCGATCCACATATTTTCGATGGGTGGCATGCCCCATTTGCAAGCCTCAAGAAGAAACTTGGGTGGAACGAGTGAAGCCATGACAGCGTGCTTCAGCAAGCTGTCACTGACAATAAATTTTGTGGAGCCAGCCAGAAGCTGGCGGGTGTTGCGTATGGACCAGTCGGCTTCCTTGCCGGTTTGCGGCCACTGAACGCTACTTTTTTTCAGCATGCGACTTGGCATCGCCAATGCCAACATCACCTCATTGAAGAGGTCGTTTTCATTTTCAGACATCATTACCTCGCGGTTGGATTTGTACGATGGTACGAAATGGAAAGGGGCAAGACCCGTGCGTCCTGCCCCTTTCTCTTTTGGTGAGGGTGTATGTGTGTCAGGGATGCACCTGTGCGATGAAACACGACATACTTTAGGCGTCCCTCAAGCCTACCAACAACTCACCGCACAAGTCAGTGGCCATGCTTTCTCATCACGAGCCTGACCATACTGTAGCACAAAAGGCCGACAGATGGATAAAGCACGGCAATGCCGTAGAAAAGGTTCATTGAAGGGTCTTCAGCCATACCGGCACCAAAGATCATGCCGATAAAGCCAACCAGAAAATATGCGTAGTACCTCATTTTCATTCTCCCAAGTTGTCGATGTGATGCTTGAACTCGTCATAGGTCAGCCAGCGATAGGGTGACGCATTGATGCTGAAGTCAGGCAGGGCAATGCCGCTGCCGTTGGGGTTGTAGTTCTCGACCTTGAACACAAAGTGGCTGGCTTTCCTGATGCCTTCCTCGTCTTCGTGCATGATCTGTGGAACGTATCGATAGCCTCTGTATCGATAGTTTGGTGCGTCGTCGTATGTAATCATGCTGCAACTCCGTATGTTGGTGGTGTGTGATCAGGGCCGTAAAACTCTTCCGGCATCTTGTTGCCCTTGGATATATTTTCGGTTGCCGGAATAACTTGCAAATTCCAAGGTACATGCAAGCCGCAGACAGTCTTGCCCTGTAAAGGGTAGTAATGGTCAACGTGAAATTGTTGTTTTTCGGCTTGCGATAAAGCGTCCCTGTGTGAGTAGACATGCAAAAAGTCTTCAACTGACAGATTGGACAGGGTTGCTCGTTTTTGAGATGCAATCCTTTGCATCCTGTGAGCCGTCATTCGCGCCCTCCTAATCGGGTCTTCTTTATCCTTTCGTAAAACCTCGTCCCTGTTTTCAGCGTACCAACTTTGCCAGCCATCTCGTATCTTATCTACATTCTCAGATCGCCATGTCTCCATATATCCCCTTCGCTTATTTCGGTGTTTACGAGCCATGAGCCTGCCCTTTTGTTTTTCACATTCATGGCATGAGCCAGTTTTTGTGTATCGCTTGCTAACGTGCAAATGTTTTGCACAGGGTATGACAGGGTCAAAGTGAATGCTGTTACTAGCCTTCGCTTCTTCTCTTGCCTCTACATATTTTAGGGCTTCATCGAATGTCGGCTGATATTGTGAAGATTTGTACTTAGCCAAAATTTGAGTAACTTCCCTGTTGAGGGGGTGGCGTGTCTCTCTCTCCGCTGCGCGTCTTTCATTTGTTTTTCTGTACCTTGTGCTTACACACGCACTGCAAATACAAGTTCTTGTGCTAACGAGCCTCTCAGCAATCTGTCCATGCACTCCACAGGGCTTCCCTGTGAAATATTTAGAAAGACCTTGAGCCTTGGCCTCAGCCCTAGTGATTATCTGCATCTTGCAACCCCTGAATTGCTTGTTTCATTTCATCGGTTGACATGCCATGCACATATTCTTCCACGATAAAAATAGCAGTATCTGGGTCTTCAATTGCGCCCAAGTAATGCTCGACAAGACGATCAACCATCTCGCTATACTCGCGAATGTTGATGTCTTTCTCTTCAGCTTTGATCATTTCAATGCTCCATCGGAATGGTTGCTCTCTGTACTACTGTCATAAAAGCACCAGCCGCGAGGCTGGTGCTTCCTAGATCAGAGCATGTCGGATAGTGACCGGAACGTCCGACTGTTCAGAAGACTGACAGACCGGCGCAGGTCAGCGTGGAACGCATGCGGCAGTCGCAGCTTGCCGTCATCGCCCACGACAGGGGTCTTGGCAGAGTTGGTGCCGTCGCTGAACAGGACCAGCCAGCCATCAACCTCATTGCCTCGCTTGTGCTGGAAAAAGATTGTCTTGCACTTGAAGGCAACCATCCCATGTTGCTCTACCCATGGCATAGGCGTGGGCCTCGCGTTGATGACAAGATGCTTGCCCTTGCCAGATTTGATCACCGCAAGGCCGCGCTCGTAGACACTGTAGTGCCAAGACATAGGCACGTTGAACGTCACGCGGCCATTGTTTTCGAGGGCCAGATCTGGGTCTATGCCAAGCCTGTAGCCAACAGTCTTGAACTGTCTAGACATAGTCTGATTAGCCCACAATCTGCTATTCACTTTGTGGCCGAACATCGGGTTGTACTCTTCACGCTCCGACACTCTCTTCCTCAGCCTCTGCATAATCTTGACGGTCTCGTGGATGGCGTCAGACACATGCCGCGCAGAATAATAGTCGAGGTCGGCTTCATGTGCCTCAAAGACGCCACGCGCTTCTGGCGACCAGTTGTATTTGCTGTCGCCATGCTTCAGGCAGTCGCGGACAAGCTCCTTGCCCACGACAGGTGTCCAGATGTCAACCTCAGACTGAAGTTTTGCCTTCAGTGCTTCGAGGTATTTGAAAGTGGTTTTGTTCATTGGTGCATCTCCAATTTGTACGATGGTACAACTTTCTTTGCATCCTCGTACCAGTTGTCGGTATTGATCAGGCGCTTGATGAAATCGTTCCACGCCTTGATGGTCATGCCCTTGGGCAACCATGATGGGCGGCGTATGCGCAGATCGCCCCATTGGCGGTAGCTGTCCACAATCTCACCATCCCACAAGTCCTCATCAATCCTCTTCTGATCCAAGAAAATCCTGAAGCGAATGCAGTTGCTTGGGTTTGTCCAATTCGCACAATCCCATCCCATGCCCTTGCCATAGTCAAAGAACTCCAGACGCACATCGTGGCCCTTTATCGACCCCTCAATAGTCTTGATTGTGGGCGCTGTGTCCATGACGTGTCTGGCGAGGTTGAGGTCTATTCTGTATTTCGTCATTTGATTTCTCCCAAAGGTTGCGAGGGGGGGCTATGCCCCCACCTCAATCACAGTCGTCTCGCCGAATGGCGGGGCAACAAAGCGTGATGTAGTCGATACCCACAGCACCGGCACATCGGGGTGGATATCGGGATAGTCATGGATACCCATGTCGGTGAACACGATGATCTGATCGTGCGGAACGTCGGCCCGATCCAGATACTTGAAGGCTGGCTCCACTCTGGTGCCGCCCCTGCCGGTGAACTCGATCTTGTCGATGAAGTCACCGTCGTCGAATGTATCGACCTTCTGCACCTCGCTGTCGAACTGCACAACAGTCACAGAGCGGGGACAGAAATCCTCGACCAGAGACTTGACCTCAGTGAAGCCCTGCTCAAGCTCTGGCGTGGACATTGAGCGTGAGCAGTCAAACAGCATAGCGATATTGCCAACGCCATCATTCTCGACCGTGGGCAGATACAGGCCCTGCTCATGCCACGCATGCTTGTTGGGCTTGCGGAAGGTGTAGTCGTCAGGCTGATCGCCACCGATGAAACGCAACAGAACATCCTCAAACCGAACCTTGGTCTGACGCAGCTTGCTGACGGCCTCTTCGATACCGGCTGGCAGCTTGCCCACGCCCCGCGCCTCAGCCGTCTGCACGGCCTTGGTGATGCGGACATTGATGTCATTTGTGTGCTGCTTGGCAGCCTCGCCGGTCAGAGTGTTGCCCTGACCGTCTTTCGGGGTGCCGACCTCACCGCCCCATGGCTGGGGCTGGGGCCTGTCAGGCGGCGACATCTTCTTCAGTAGGCGATAGACCTGAAGCCAGCCCATGCCCCGATATTGCGGGTCATACAGGCCGCCTTCCGGCATGATCATGCCAGCCTCAATCAACTGCGCGTTGATCACATAATCCATGGCGATATTGACCAGCTTGAGGTCTGCCGGTTCGCCATCGATCTCTTTGATCTCGACACAGTGGTCCAAGGCAATGTGCATGATCTCGTGACAGATCACGAACTGGCGCTCACTGTCTGACCACCGCAGCACGGCCTTGCTGTTCCACTTGATCCACTGACCATTGGTACACATGGTCGGCTGATCGTCGTCCTGAATGAAAGGGGTATCCAAAGCGAACACCCCAAAGAACACTTGATTGTAAACAAGCTGGGTCTTAGCCCTTGCGACTTTTGTTGTAGCGTCCATAGCGATCACCAGTTCAACAGAAGGTCTTTGCCGTGGGAGAGAAGGTAGTCGCGCAGTGCGGGAACCTTCTTCAACTCAGGCTTGCGGTTGCATGCGTCCTTGACCGTGAATGCGGCGAACTCTTGATGATCGAACCGCTTCACATAGGTCAGGATGGCACCGAAATTGTCAGCCGTGGCCATGTTGGACAGGGCCGCGCACATGGCGTATGTAGCCGATGGGTCAGCGTCCGGCACCCGATAGGTGGTCGGGTTGGCGATAGCTTCCGCAGGGTCACCCATGCTGTCAGCGATCCGCAGATACCCAGAGAACTCTGCGGCCACGCCCTCGCCGACCTGTGCGGCAATGGCCATAGTTTGCTCGACCGCATCCATGCCCCACGACAAGATAGTGCTGACACGGTCCCAGCCGCGAGGCGACGGCCACGCAGTGGCGTCACGCTCAAACTTAGAAAGCAGATCAGGCCGTGCGCGGACAAAGCCGGTCACAAGGTGAGACATGCCGACCTTGTTGGCGTATGCAACAAAATCTTCCAGATCAGCATCGATCTGGATGGGCATCAGGCGGTCACGCAGATGCGTCGGCATCTTGGTGGTGCCTGCGCGGTTGCTGTCCTTGTTGCCAGCCAGAACGATGGCCCAGCCATCCGGCAGATAGTGATTGCCGACACGGCGTTCGTTGGTCAGTTGAGCCGCAATGTTTTGCAGGGCCGTGGGTGCATTCTGCGGCTCGTCGATGATGATCACACCGATCACCTCGCCAGCCTCTGCGCGCGCCTGTTCTTCTGGCGTGTTGGTAGGCATCCAATCAGGACGCAGGCGAACCATCTTGTCACCCTGCGAGACGATCCAGCCGCCGAACTCTGCGGGGTCGTACTGTTGAAGGGACAATATGATAAACCGTGCGCCCATGGCTTCGACAAGCTGAACGATCCAGCTTGTCTTGCCGACGCCGGGGTCAGATTGCAGCATCACGATCGGGCGCATGCTGTCGCGATCGTTCGCATGACGAACCTGTGACGTGATCGAATTGACGGTCGAGTTGTATGCTTGTGATAAACTAGGCATTGGTGCATCTCTCCATGCTGTTGTGGCGCGGCGTTGGTTGCCGCCATTTGTACGATGGTACAAATTAAGAAATGGGCAGGGGCCGTCAGGCCCCCACCTTCATGATGTCGCGTTGTCTCAATTCAGATACTGTCGGAAGGCCCAGCTTTTTCTCGCCCTTGCATAAATGGCATGAGCATTTGCTGATATTGTCGGCCCAGTATCCAGACAGGTCGTTTGGGTTCTCATCAGGGAAGAGCCGCCGCAATACGTTGGCGGCCCTCGCCTTCATCACCTCACGCCGGTGGCGACGGTAAGCAATGCCCCTCATGTTACACCCCCAACAGATCAGACAGATCAGGCTGGACGACCTCGACCTCATAACCCAGAAGGCCGATCAGCTTCAGTGTGTCGGCGGTCAGGGTCTCAGTCTTGGCAATGGCCGCAAAATTGTGAGCGGCGGGGCAGACAGGATAGGCCACCGGCCTGCCATAGTTGTTCTTCACTTCGATCTTGATCTTCATTGGTGCAATCTCCCGATAGGTTGGTGGTGGTAAATGATCAAATGAATGGGCAGGGGCCGGTCGGCCCCTGCCATGGTTGGGGTGGATGCTAGATATTTTTCTGCATTTCGTTCACGTCAGCGTTGTCTTGCGCCGTCTGGTCACCGGCTTCTTGTGCGCTGGCTTCCATGTCCTTGCGCTCACGCAGATCGTCATCGATCTTGGCGTAAAGCTCTGCCAGAACTTCGTCCAAATCGGTGCCGGTTGCCTCTGCGTATTTGTCGAGCATGCCGCCAATCCACTTGTTGCCAGCGACCCTCTCGCCCTTCTCATTTTTCTTGGTTGAGCGGCGGCCAACAATCTTTGCGGCCAGTAGATCAATGGGGCTTTTCTTGTCATCACCAGATACAGCTTTGATCAGCTTTGCCTCAGAGGTGATTTTGTTTGCATCGAACACCTCTTTGACGGCAGCTGGGGTCCAGTTGTCACCGCCGATCTGGAAGACGCGCCGCGCACCGACAGCGTTTTTGATCATCTTGTCGGCCATGCTGTCGGTCTGGTTGCCCCTGTCCGTCAGGTCGCCTTTCAATGTGACCCGATCTTTGGTGTTGAGGTTTGATTTGGAGGTGAGCTTGGCCGGTGCAATTCCAGCGATCAGGTGGCAGTAGCTGTCGAGCTTCAGCCCTTGGCTCTCTGCGGTGATCCCTTTCGCATCGTCCTTCAGGTCGTCAATGCGGTTCTGGTTCAGGCCGATCTGTTCGATGCGTGCGGAATTGGCGACGAATATGTTTTTGTTGCTCATGTGTATCTCCTTGGTTTGAGTGGTTGGTAAATGAGCAAATGAATAAGAGGCGGGGCCGTGAAGCCCCGCTTCATCAGGTTTTATTTTGGCTCCCAAGAAGCTGATCCGCCGCTCTCACACTGGCGCATCAAGTGAGCCTTTTTTGTCCAGCCGGACAAATGGACATGGGCTAGTTCAGCCGAAACGCCTCTGCCCTTTCTCAGGACAACGAACTCGCAGACATTGCCCATCATCCAGCCGTCAAATGCGGTGTAGCGGTCCAGCACCTTCCAGCCTTTTTCAGCGGCGTCAGCCAGAAGCTCGTTCATTGCCCTGCGGTCATCGGAAGAAACATGATTTTGCATTTTGGAAATCTCCAGATTGTTGGTGGTGACAAAGTGTCAAATGAAATCGCGGGGCGACGGTGCCGCCCTCGCGTTGGTTTTTGTCATGGCCTGATCTGAACCGTCAGGTTACCCAGCAAGCTGGTCAGTCTAGGTTCGCGAGTAGCGCATGGGGCAAAGCCAGCTATCAGAGCGGTGAGCGCGAACTGTCCGGTGTTTGTGGTGGGGTGCTAGCCCGTGGGGTTGTCTCCCCTGACTTTGATCTTTAGCGGTGCGTCTCCTTTGTTGTGGGCAGGGCAGCGGGTGACCCGCCGTTCCCGACAGGGGTCATTATACACAGGCTTGTTTCCCAAACAACCCCTATGTTCTCTATTTTCTTCATTCCCTGTAATAGGAAACAATTCAGAACCCCAAATTATTATGCCCGACTGAAAAAAAATTTTTATTTGGCTTCAGCCTTGGGGTTCAGGTTCAAAGAAAATCACCCATGTTTGTTGTGCTTCTACTAGGTAGACGATTTAGAACCCCAAATTATTGACCCATGCCAAAAAAAATTTTGTACGATAGGACAAATCACGCCGGCAACGCCGGCCCAAGCGTAGCGCAAACCAGCGGAGGCACTTCACAATGGATACAGATAGACCAGCCCTTCACCTTGTAGGGGATACAGGCAAGGACAAGCTCACCAGCAAGCAAGAGCATTTCGCACAGCTAGTCGCACAGGGTGAGCGGTTAACCGACGCCTACCGTGCGGCATACAATGTAGGGGAAGGGACAAAGCCTAGTGCTGTGTGGACTAACGCATCAAAGCTAGCGACACAGAACGCTAAGGTCGCACTTAGGATTAGAGCGCTATCTGAGGAATACGCCGCACGAAAGCGGTCTGACGATGAGAAGCTCCGCATATGGGTCACAGACAAGCTCAAGCATGAGGCGACAGTCGGGAGCGATACGTCGAGGGTCGCGGCACTGACACAGCTTGGCAGATCATGCGGTTTGTTCGAGGACCATGTCGTCACCACCGAAAAGGCTGACCGCACTGCCCACGATATAGAGGCAGAGCTACAGCAGAAGCTGGCGCGGTTCATGGCCGATTAGGGCCAAGCCGAAAATTACTGTCATAACAAGGGGTTACGGGGTGATTTTTTGCAGTCGGCGAGACCCCACCCGCCCCCGCCCACCCCATTTGCGCCGCCGTATGGCCGTCGTATATACATGATGTTCCACACATCCAAATATCTCCCAAAAATAATACCCCTCCCCCTTTGTTTTTGAGTGCCGATATGCTGTTGTTTTTGTACGGGGGTACAAATCGGGCAAAGAGGGTAGGAATCATACACCCCCATATACTTCTCAGTGACAGGAGATACGGGTGATTATCTATGATGATGATGGAAGGATGGATCGTTTAGAGCGTATGGGCCTATGCCCACGCTGTGAGACGCATCTGAGGACTGATTCCAAGGGACGGTGCAAGTGTTGCGGGCTTTGTGTGCCTAGATGTATCGATGAACGTAGAGAGGATCTCTACTTGAAGGATGAGGCTTATAGTACATGAACGATATAGAGCTTATGTATTATATATATATTATATACTATGTTCTATATAGTTTTGCCGAGGCATTCGTTCTCCCGATGTCTCCGGCGGGGATGGGTAGTTCCTCCTCCCTCCTCGCCGTCAACCTCTAGGAAGCGGTATGAATCAGATAGCAGGGCTTAAAAACAAGCTGCAAAAGCTGCCGCCAGACCAGAAACAGGAGATTCTGGCCCTCTTGTCCGAGCTTGAAGAGGTAAGGGGCAAGGAAGAGTCCCGCACAGACTTCCTCACCTTCGTGAATCGCATGTGGCCAGCCTTCATTAGTGGCCGACACCACAAGGTGATGGCTGATGCCTTTGAGAGGGTGGCGAATGGAGAGCTAAAACGCCTCATCATCAACATGCCACCCCGTCATACCAAGTCGGAGTTCGCTTCATACCTGTTTCCGGCGTGGTATCTTGGCAGATATCCCGAAAAAAAGGTGATCCAGACCGCTCACACTGCCGAACTAGCCGTTGGATTCGGTCGTAAGGTGCGCAACCTGATCAATCAGGAGGATTTCCAAGAGGTTTTCCCCGGTATAGAGCTTTCAAGCGACTCAAAAGCGGCTGGGCGCTGGAACACGAACAAAAAAGGCGACTATTTCGCCATTGGTGTTGGTGGTGCCGTCACTGGTAAGGGCGCTGATGTCCTGATTATCGATGATCCGCACTCAGAGCAGGATGCTGCGGTGGGTGCATACAACCCAGAGGTCTATGACAAGGTCTACGAGTGGTATACCTCTGGGCCTCGTCAGCGTTTACAGCCGGGGGGAGCTATCATTGTCGTGATGACGCGGTGGTCAACACGGGATCTCACGGGTCAGATCATCAAATCTGCCACACAGAGAGAGGGCGCTGATGAATGGGAGGTGATTGAGCTTCCTGCCGTGATGCCGTCTGGTGATCCGCTATGGCCAGAGTTCTGGCCCATCGATCAGCTT